TAGTTGGTGCTTCTTTAAGAGAAATAGATAACAAAGTAGTTGTACAACTTAATCAACAAGCCAACGAAGGTGATGTTGTAACATATATCTTTAACCTAAATGATGACGGGCCTGATGCTTGGAAAAATGCAGATGGTACTGACTTTATGGCAGACGCTAATGACATTGTTGAATGGGACGGCAGCAATTGGCACATTGTACTCGATGCCAGTGAAACCAAAACATTTACATATGTTACCAACTTGTATACCAAACAACAGTACTATTGGAATGGTTATATTTGGCATTTAAGTGTAGACGGATATTATAAAAACGGCACATGGTCACTCGGACTATAAGATAACTATTTGTATGAATAAAATTATCTGTAGTGGTGCATTATTTTACACACTTGATACCAATAGATTTTTGTTTTTGCATCGAACACAAAGCAAACAATCAAATGTATGGGGATTAGTAGGCGGAACCAACGAAGCCTGTGAATCGCCTTGGGAAGGCTTGCGTAGAGAAATACAAGAAGAAATCGGCGATACTACAATTAAAAAAGCAATACCGCTGGAAACTTTTATAAGCAATGATGAACATTTTTTGTTTCACACTTATTTGTGTATAGTAGAAAAAGAATTTATTCCTGTATTAAATGCCGAACATGACGGATATGCTTGGGTTAGTTTTGGTAATTGGCCAAAGCCTTTGCATACAGGATTGGCCAACACACTTAGACGTAAAACTAATCAACAAAAATTAGAAACAGTGTTTCGTGTTATTGAGATGACGATAGATTAAATTGTTCTCTCAACCATTCAAAGTCGTTGATCTTTGCCAGTGCTTCTTTGTTATCTTTGTAAATTTCGCCGTATTTGCGTCCTAATTTTGCACCAGCAATAGCATATTCACCAAACGGTTTATCTGCACCACGATCACACCATGCGTTAAGTCTAAACTCTGTTTCTTCGTCGTTTTGTCGATCAATTGCACGACTTGCAAGTTTTACACATTCACGGAAACCACTACGCCATGCACTAAATGCATCTGTATTAAACGCAGTAGTATTACTCATTCTATTAATGCCCTTAAACTTATTACTAATACTTGTTGTCATATCCGGTGCATCAATGTCAACATTTCTAGTTAACTCAGTTGGTAATAATTTTACACCGCCGTAGCCATACACTAGTCCGTTAATTGGATTAAAACTACGCCATACATGTACAGTATTACGACCATCAATGTCATAGTGTGCAATTTGATAGTCAAACTCAAAGTCATCTAATACTTCTGCATCGCCGTCAACTACCCAAAACATTTCTGTACTAACTTTTTCTGCTGCTGCAATATGTGCTTGGTGAATGCCTTTAACACGATCAACTCTCCAAGCATCTACCTTTTCTAGTAATTTCTCATAGTTATCATCAGCATTCTGTTCGCCATTACTAATAAACACAACTTCATATTTTTTAGGCATACTAGCAATTTCATCATATTCTTTTTTGATTGCCATAAATCTAAAATCAATTTCTCTAGGAGTCAAATGTATGTGTTTACTTGTTAGTACAATACCATCATAGTATTCGCCATTTTTCCATACGTGATTTATTTTACGTTCATATTGATTATGATGACTAATGTAATGATCAAACTTAAACGTATCTAATACATCAATATCGCTGTAAACCAAGTAAAACATGTCTGTTGTAGAATTTTCTTTTGCTGATTCGTATTCTGCATACGAGTCAATTCTAAACACATCAAACTTTTTAGGTTTACTAATAACAGCATCCCATTCTTTTTTCTTCACATAAAATCTATGATCAACTTCTTTTTCGCTCACCAAACAGTCTTTGCTGAACAATACAACACCATCGTAGTTTTCTCCGTTTAAGAAAACATGATTAATAGTTCTATCGTATTTGTTATGATGACTAAAATATGTATCAAACAACTTGTCGTTGGTTATTTCTACGTCACTGGGCACACCCCAAAACATTTGATACTTGGAATTGTACAGTGCTTCCGTGTACTGTTCGTAATTGTTAATTTCAAACCGTTCGTATGGAAACGGAGTACTTGCAATTACATTGTGTTCTTTTTTATCAATGTAAAATCTATTGTCAACTTCTTTTTGTGTAAGTTTGCTGTTAACACTGGTTAATACAATACCGTCTGTGTGCTCACCATTTAAAAATACATGTGTAGTTGTTCGATCTAATGCATCTTGATTTTCAAAATATCCATCCCATGCAAACTCTTCGGATTGTACTACATCTGAAGGAATCATCCAAAACATTGATGTAGTTGAATGTTTTTTTGCTTCGAGATAATCTTCGTAATTGTCAACTACAAATCTATCAAACGTTTTGTTGCAACTTACAATTTGATTGTGTTCAATTCTGTTAACTACAAATCTGTGTTTGATTTCTTTTTCTGTAACAGGAGCGTGTTTACTAAAAAGAACAACACCGTCATATTTGTTTCCGTTTAACCATACATGATTTTTTTCTGTGTCTTTGCTGTGATGGCTAATATACAAATCAAATACACTTTCGTCAGTAACTTCAATGTCTTGTGGTATGCCCCAAAACATATCGGTAGAACTATATTTTAATGCATGTTGATATTGTTCGTAGTTGTTGATTTCAAATTTGTCGTATTGGCGTGGAGTACTTGCCATAATACGCACTTCTTTTTTATCTTTGAAAAATCTATACTCTAATTCTTTTTCTGTTGCATCATAATTTTTAGGATAAAGAATTACACCGTCTAATTGATCAATGTCGCCGTTGCCAAATACGTGTACATAGTCGTGACTCCATTCGTCAGGCTTGTAACTAAATTTAAATGTATCTCTAACAATTACGTCACCTGGAATAACCCAGAACATATCGGTTTGTGTTAATTCTTTTGCTTTTTTAATGCTGTTGACATAGATAATATTTGGAAAACGTTTTTGTAATTCTGAAAAATAATCTCTTGGATCATCTGACACATAAAAGATATCAAACGAATCTTTGCCTTGATATACGTCATAATCACCGCAAATGTATTTGTATTTCTTTGTACTGTAGTTGCCAGTTGCAGTAGGAACTAATCGCACCATTTCCCAACTTTTAACTTCTCTGCTTTCCTTGTATACATAAGGAAATGCATGAATAGATTTTTCTTCGTCGGGGTTAGGTTTGAAGTACCAAGGAAAACTATCATAAACTTTTATGTTTGAATCTACTAACCAAACGTATTCGCTAGAGTTTTGCCAATCGCTGATTTCTTCTTCGGTGTGTACAACAGGATAATGATCAAAAATATGATTTTTTAATTGGTCTTGCCCATTGTATACTTCTGTTCCAAAACGATTGAATCTGTCAATAGCTCTCATAATACGTTTGCCTTACTTCCTATATGTGCAATTTTAATATCTGCATCGACGTGTACTAATATTCCGTGATGCATTGCTTGGTTACAAAAATATATATCTTCGCCACCAAAGGTGTCTAATTTTTTATTGTATTCATGACTAAACCAAGGCTTAGGCAGAATGTCTAACACATGTGCTTTCATTAACATGCATCCCATTCCTACTGCCCAAACTCTATGCAATCCTCGAGTTTCTTCAAGTCTAGCATCAATGTTATCTGGATCAACAAATGCTACACTTTTATAAGGAGCATAGCGTGTGCTGTATGTTGCTGCAACAATATCTTTGTTGTGAGAATTTAACTTATCAACAATATTTGCAGGAAAGTGTATGTCGCTGTCTAACCATAGTATGTGTGTTGCACTGTGATCAAGTGCTTCGTTAGCAAGTCTAGTTCTTGATTCTGCAATCACACTTCCTAATACAAAATGCAATTCATAATCTATATTTTTTGCTGTGAGCCTGCTTGTAAGATTAGCAAGACTAATTGCAAAAGCCGTGTGGACTTGATCACGTGCTGGAACACATATACTAAGACGCATTAGATAGTTGTATTAATTGTTTCTTGGTTTAGATCTTTTTCAGCATCAACAGTTAGTTTATTTAGATTTCTTGCACTGCCTGTTGCTACTTTAACTGCTTCTTGGAAGTCTTCTTCTGAAAGAGCTGCCATTGCAAGCATATTTTCTGGTTGTACTTTACCTAGTGTAAGCAAGTCTGCACCTGCTGCACGGCCAAGTTTTTGAATCCAATGATGACGTTCGTCTGATTCTGGAATATCCATAGCTGCAATAGCTGCTGTTACTTCTGCTGCAAGATCTGCAGATAAGTCAAGTGCATCTACTGCTGCTTGTTTACGTTCTTTGGTATACTCTTGTGCTAAATCAATGTTTAGTACTTCAAATAAGGTTTTCATTGTGTGCTCCTGTTTAACCTGCGATTGGAACATAGTAGCCGCCAAACGACGAACTCATACTAATAGTAGTACCAACAGATATACTGATATAAGTTCCTAGGGTACCAAGTACAATGGGTGTATAACTGTATCCAAAATAATTTCGGATTTGACTCATTGTAATTGTACTGCCGGTTGGTGGTAATGCCATTTATATTCCTACTTTTAAACTAATATAACACACTATTTAATTATGGTCAAGTTTTTATTTTGCCTTTTTAGTTCATCAACTTCTGCTTTCAATTCTTTAATTGCTTCAATTAATAATGGCACAAGTTTTTCATATTTTACTGTTAAGTAATCGTTGTTAACCGGAGCCGGTGCAATTACTTCAGGTAACACTGCTTGTACTTCTTGAGCACTAACACCGACTTGTTTTTTATTGTTTGATAACCCTAAACTTTTTGCTAAATCATTTTCAACAAAATAATAACCGTTTAGACTCATAATTTTTTCAAGTGCATTAGGAATAGTACCTTCAAAAGTTTTTAATCTTTCATCAGAATAATAAGCAGTAACTTCGCCTGTTGCAGTGATTGTACCTGTAACTTGTAGTTTACCTGCACCAGTATCTGATGTTGAACCCATTAGTACGTTACCACTGAATGGTGCAATTTTAACTAGACCAGAGTCTTCAACTTCAATACTAGGAACACCGGATACGTCATTGACGCTAAAAATTGTACCTGTTAAACTAGGTGTAATACTAAACAACTGTCCAACACTGCTTTCCCAACTTAGACTGTTATCATCTAAGACGTTGAGTGTTATAGGTGTATTATTTAAACCAGTAAATGTAATTTTTGGTTGATTACCTGTACCTGTTTCTGGTCTAATACTGATATTTTTATCACTGTTTGCCATTTGTGTTTCCTATTATATTTGTATTTATCTTAGTTATTGAGTTCCGTATCTTAATGAAAAATTATAATAATTTTGCATAACTTGATTTTGCGTTAAAGCAATATTATATATTCTAACAGATCCAATTGCACCAGCAAATTGTCTTCCAGTACTTTCCATTCCTATTTCTACGTTTGCACCTGTACTTGCATTACCTACAGTAGAAGTACTTGCACTATCTCTAACACCTGTGCTGTTTTGATATTGTCTAAGAACACCTGCGGCATTATCCCAAACACTAACAACATGGTACCATTGATTCCTGTTCATAGAAGGAAGTAACTCGTGATACCCATCTGGACTGTGACTGTACCAATAATTACTTAGTTTTCTATTACTTTTGTTCCAACTCAAATATGCACTTGAACCACCATTGAGACGCACTATAGTGCCTCTGTCTCCTGAACTTATTTCACTGCTATCTGCATATATCCATGCTTCGATTGTTAAGTTAGTAGCAGGTTGTGTATTTAAAACTCCGCTTTCAAAATATTGATTTGTAGTTGTAAATCTATACACATCAACGCTACTACCTCCATACGGTCCTAGTGTAGGAGAACCAGTCCTAGAATAACTATTTCCTGTAACAGCATCATTCATAGGATTACTACTAGCATTACATTTGCTATTAGCAGGATCAAATGTAAAAATTAATCCGTTATTAAATGAATTAGTACCGTAACTTAATCCCATTAGCTCAATCCGTGTTTTTTACCCATTATTCTGTAAACATTGCGTATTTCGTCATCGCTTAATACTCTATTCCAGGCCATGATTGCACCTATTTGTCCAAAACTATATTGGCTATATTGACTGTTTATGTTCCAGCCATTTGGACCTTGTGAGCCGCCGTTATTGGTTGCAATCTTTTGATCATTAATCCAAACACTCCACTGATCTGTTGATAAGTTTCCTGTTCCTGTGTACATTCTCCAAGTGTTATCGGCACTGTTACCTGTGCCGTCATATACCCAACCGTTGGCATAATAATCACCATATGTGGTATCGTGGAAACCTAATAACCAGTTATTGTTCAATGCTGTTAGCATTCTACCGTCGCCACTGCTTGAATATTTTCTACCAAAATATATCACAGTATTATCACTGCTTGCTAGATTAAAAGTACTGTTTCTCATATAGCCTTCTGAATTTTCATACAGTGTTACTACGCCTGCATTTCCATCTCCTCCGGATCTAGTACTAGTACCTTGTCCTAGTGTAAGTCTATGACCGTTTACCATGTCAACAATTTGACCTTCACCTTGATTCATTATTTCGCCTATTGTAGGTTCTGTACCGTCACATTTGTCAACTCTCGGCGAACTCCATTCAATTCCACTAGCTGTATTAGTAGTATAGTAGTGATAGCTACGGTGCATTGCTGTAGTTGTTCCAGGGTTCCATCTTACATCTTGGTCACCACAATTGCAAAATCCTAAATCTGTTTTTTGTATTACGCCGTTGCTGTCTTTGTACCAATATCCACTGTTAGGATGACGTCCGCCAGCATATCCTTCATAAAAACAATGTCCTACAACAAGATACCATTGGTTTAATGCTAAACTACTGATAGACGGGCAATGCCAATATGGGTTTGATTGTACAGCATTATTATCATTGCGTATAGGAGCTGGGTTCATACCTAAATAAAATGTGCCGCCAGTGCCTGATGTATATCTTTTAACCCAAACACTCCAACGATATGTGTAACTTGTATCAATAGAATAATAACTGCTGTTCCAACCTCCGTCTGCACCGCTGGTTGCATCAGGTGTACTACGCCAAGTCCAACTTGTACTTCCCCAAGGATCGCTGCTACGGTGTCCTCTACTTTGTTCACTTGCACTACCGTTAGCACTATAACCACTGACTCCGCCAGTGGTTGATTCACCCCAATAAAGTCTCCATGCTGCAAGTATGTTTGTTTCCTGTGTGTTATTGTACAAATCACTTTTTCTATTACCTGGGTCTACAAAAAATACTAGCCCTTTTGGCATGTTTGTTCCTGCTATTACTCCCATTTTACTGTGCTCCTTTAAAAATGCCAATCATAAGTGCGATTATAAATTTCAGATATTTCGGCGTTTGTTAACTCTCTATCCCATACCATTACTTGGCTTACTGCTCCACTTTCAACAACACCTGCGTAACCTGTTCCTATACGCAATTCGCCTGCTGGTGTTATTACATTGGTACTTCTACTAGTGTAACTACTTGCCCAGTTTGCACCATTGATGCTGTAATATCCTGCTCTGGCTACACCAGATTGTTTACCTGTGCTCATACGTATACCGACCATTTTCCAACCACTGGTTCCTATGCTTGCAGTGTTACCATAGTCATAAGTACTAACTCTGCTGTACCAACTGATAGTTTCTCCAGTTTCCCAAGTACATGCTATTTCTTGTTCGTAACTGTTGTTTGTTGTTCCTGCTTTTTCAAACACTGTATCACGTTCTGTTATATCTGTTGCATATAACCACATTACCAGTGTAGTGCCGCCAGCCATGTCAACACCAGTGCCAGCAGCATCCGAACACCTCCAGTATACACTATTATTAAAGTTAGGTGCCACTGAATTATATCCCGGTACACTAGTAGTTCCTGTAGTACTGTTTATTTGATCTATACGCAAGTTTTGTGCTGCGTCATAAAAGTCTGTGCTAAAGTTTCCGCTTTTTAAATATTGTTTTGGAAAATTAGCCCAGAATTTTAAATCGTCAAACACTTTAGGTATTCTTTCTGGTCCATGTGATAGTGCCATTAATTATTCCTCACTCTTGCAAATAATATATCATGTAATGCACTTGCTTCTGTTGCTGTCATTGCTCTATTAATCATTCCTGCAATTGAAATTTTTCCAGGACCTTGGCCTGGCCAACCATATCTATATACATCAGTGCTGCATCCAACTCTATCGCTGTTACCTACAAAAGAACCGTTTACATAATGTGCAGTAGTACCTACACTATCAGTAGAACTATTACCGGTACACACTTGTATCCATGTTTGCCATACGTTTGCCGTTATGTCATATCCACTATCTCTAAAACCACCATTTCGATTTGAATACATTCCTAAATTAACTGTACCGTCTTGTATAATGCCAATATGGTCATTGTTGTTGCGGTACATTGTTCTCCAACCCGTGTTTGTTGATCTTGGTTTCCACAAATGAAAACAAGTATAATTTTTTCCTAGAATACCTGTTGCACTAGTTTCTAGATAACCGCCGTCCATATTAAAACAAGGAATACCGTCTTGCACAGTGTCGGTTACACTGTTTCTTGTCCACGAAAAATCACCCTTTAAATCATTTATATTTCCGCTACCCGATGTACATTTAGAATTAGCAGCATCAAATACACTAATTATAATATCTTTATCAAATACGTCTGATAATAAGTTTCCGTGACTTAATGCCATTAATATCCAAACCTCGCTTTATCTAAAGTAAAGTTAGTTGCAATTTCGGCAGCACTTAACGCTCTATCATATACATTACACTTAGCAAGATAACCGTTGTATTGATAGCCTCCGCCGCCGCCGTATTTGCCAATCCATGCTCCGTTAGTGTTTGTAGAAATTGTTCCACTGATATTTTTACTACTCACTTGATTTCCATTGATATATGTTCTTTTTGTAGTTCCATCGTATGTAGCAACAACATGATACCAATTGCTAGTATTCATATAGCTTGCTGTAGTTGTGTACAGGCTATCCAATGTACCGTTTGTAAATTTTGTTCTGTGTACAATATTACCACCTTCTTGAAACAAACTGTATTGAGTGTTGACATCGCCTTTTTCAAACCAAAAACCGTTTTGACTAGTTGCATTTGTTTTAACCCAAACTTCCATGGTATAGTTTTGATTATTTAAATGGTTAAGTGCTCCTGCTTGAACCCAATACCCTGTTGTACTAGTTCCATCAAAATACCAACTGCCGCCACCTTGTGGACTTGGTGGTGGTCTACCAGTGTCTGCAGAACCGCCAAACACCGAGCCTGTTGGACTAACTAAATCGTAAATTTGAGATCTATCTGATGAGTTAATAGCACTAAAATTACGATTTGTTGTTTGACTATCGTTTGCACCTAACGTACTACTTGAACTAAATGTAAGTTCAGGATTTTTATAGTAAATTGTTCCTGAACTTGCTAGATAACTACTACCACATGCACCGGGATACAGCAACGGTCTGCACCATGCACCTGTGCCACTGTAATATCCGCCAAAACGTATTGTTTGCCATACATCTTGTGTGCTATTAGGACAGGCTGCACTGCCGCCTACACTTCTTTCTAGGTTAGCAAGATAGTTAGTTGTTGGAAAATTTGCTGCACCTGTTACAAGATAATCAAATGTAAAAGTGTAATATCCTTGTGTAATCCAGATGTCATCACCGTGGTAATGACATCCTGTTGCTCCTAGAGCGTAGCTATAAACAACATCATTTGGTTTTATAGTATAACCACCTATGGTTTGTCCATAGCCTACTCTTTGAAACGTACCTGTTCCGTTTACACGAAAGCCAACGTTTTGGTTTGAAGTAGACGGTGTTCCATATTGTTGAAATATGTTTTGACGCTGACATTTGTCATTGGCAGCGTCAACTGATAACACTAGTCCTGATGGTAATTTTCTACCATATGATAAACCCATCTTTACTGATCCTCATACTCGATATCCCATTTGTCTATGTCTTTACGTGTACCGTAAACAGTATAGAAACAATTAATTGGGCCTTCGCTGCCAACTATAATAGTATTATTTACAATATCTTCTACCCATACATCTTGTTTTCCGAATGGTGTTAGGTTAACTGTAATACTATCTTCGTCAACTAGTCCAGTCCAGTATTCTGGTAATTCAATAACGTTATTGTCTTTCAATCTACCACGTACATAAACTGCGTCTTCAGGTCCTTCAAGAGCACCGTGACGTAGTTTCATACCTTCTTTGGTTGGGTGATCAATTACGAAGCTCTTCTGTGTTGCAGCAATAGTACCACTGATGTTGATGCTACCCGAGCCGCTTAGTGTACCACTAAAACTATCGTTGGTATCACTGCGTAAGAACTGACTACTGTCAATACCGTCAAGTGTATCTGCGTTAATACCTGCAACATAACCTTGGTGGTAAACTGCGTATTCAGTACCGTTGGCAACAAATGTTAGACCTGCTGTACCGCTCTTAATACGTAGTTGTTCACCTGTTTCGTCATTGTTAATAACAACAGCTGAAAGGCTATCGTTGTACTGCATGTATGCACGTCTTGTACCTGCTTGATACCAACTTAGATATGGGCTACCTGTTGCACTAGTATCTTGTAGACGTAGCATTTCGTCGCCTGCGTGACTCATTGTTAGCAATGCAGTCATTGTATCAGCTGTGTCACTGCGTAGGAATTGTGTACTATCAATGCTATCAAGTGTAGCAGCATTAACATTGCTTAGTCCACTACCGTTACCAGTAAATGTACTTGTACCAATGTTGATGTTACCAAATCCACTAGTAATACTACCTTGGTTAAGAGCTCCAGTACCAGTAATGTTAGTATAGCTACCACTTATTCTAGCAACCGGAACAGTACCAGTACCGATGTTACTTGCATTTAAGTTTTGTATACCCGAACCGTCTGTACTATGGAAACTACCTGCATACAATGCACCTGCAACACCTAGGCCGCCGCCAATTCTAACTGCACCTGTTGTAGTACTTGTACTTGCACTAGTATCACTAAATGTTTTAATACCAGCCATTGTCTGGTTGCCACCTAGTCTGCTACCACTTACAGTACCACTGCTTAGGTTACTTGCATTTAGTGTAGTTAGTCCACTACCATTACCTGTAAATGTGTTTGTACCAATATTGATATTACCAAACCCACTTGCAATACTACCGCTTGTTAGCTGACCAGTACCTGTAATTTGTGCTTGGTGTTGTGTAATACTGCTTGCAGCAATACGTGCATCTGGTACAGTACCACTACTCAAGTTACTTGCATTAAGTGTTGTAATACCACTACCGTTACCCGAGAAGATGCTACTACCAATGTTAATGTTACCAAATCCAGTATTAATGCTACCTGCATTAAGAACACCTGTGCCTGTAATGCTTAACTGGTGCTGTGTAACACCTGTTACTGCAATACGTGCGTCTGGTAATGTACCACTTGTGATGTAACTTGCATCCATGTCACCTTTGAAGTTGTCTGCCCAAACATCTTTGGCAACTGCAATGCCGCCTGATACTTTCAACGAAGCAGAACTTGTTGTACTGGTTGCATTTGTTGCATCAGTAAATGTTACTAGGTTATTTGCAGCTAGTGTAGTAAATGCACCACTTGCTGGTGTTACGTTACCGATTGGTGTGTTGTTAATTTGGCTAACAAACAAGTCACCGTCAATGTACATGTCATTGTTGGTACGAATGTCCATACGTACAACCATTTCACCTAGCTCACCTGCAAGATCTGCTGCTGCTTTGGTTTCACCAACTGTGATGTTTGTTGCTGCTTGAGCAAATGCTAGTGTTTTGACATTGTCTTTTAGCAGGTTAAATGTACCTGTTTCGTCAGTG